TAATACCGTGTTCCTTTCTGAATTGTTTAATGTTTTCTTGTGATTCTAGTAATGCCATTTCAACTGATTCATCGAGTGCTGTGTTTATAATTTTGAATGATTGACGAGTAGAATGTTTAAGCCCTTCATCACCTACAAGTACGTTTACAAGTTCTGCTGAGTTTTCGATAGTTTTTCCTACTGATGCTAAAGTATTGCTGATGTTCTTCCAAAGTTTCATGTGTTTCTCCTGTTTTATTATTATTAGTATTAAGTGTTATATAACTGATTATGAAACTACACAACCAGCCCCCAGCGCGTCAGCGCAAAGCATATCTTTCTCTTAGTAATTACTATCTTATGTCTATGGTGTAGGTGTAGGCTCTTGGGTGTAGAATAAAAAGTAACAACAAACACCGAAGTGAATGTTGTTAAATTATTTACCAGTCAGTATCAATACCTGCGTCTGGGTCATATGGTGCAGATGTTGTTAACTTCAATTTACCACCGAAGTCAAATGATGCACACGCTTTCTTTAACTTAGTCTCAAGAGTACTGAAATCTTCTTGCTCTAAGTTGTTGCCTTTAGTATTGATATTAATCCTGTAAAGTTCAGGCTGTTTATCAGTACCAAGGTTGAATACTACGTTCTGGTCGTAGTCCCATGATTTAGTTCTTGCCATGTTAGTTCTCCTATGTTATGACGTTGTTGGACTCACAATTGAATCCCTTAACGCGTCAGCGTAATAGAAATAAAAAAGATAGTTAATGTTTTGGCATAGGGGGGGACATTCCAAATTTACAAGGTCGTACTGTAAGTTTACTAAGGTCATACACAAAATATAAAATATACTAATAGTGAATAGGTCATCCTGCCCCCTATTGATACGAGCATACGTCCCGCGCCCAAAGGAGCTTGCGACTGCCGGGATGTGGGTAAGTATGTGAGTATCTTATTACTAAATATATTATTTTCTTTTTAGTTAAAGTGGTGGCTCTTGCGGACTGCGTCCTAATATATATAAAGGGAAACGCTACAACCCGCATTCCTCCAAGGGAAAAGTTTTAGGAAGTATATAACTCTGGTTATATACTTTTCTATAACAATGCTGGATAATTATATCAATTTACTAAATGAAGTTATATCTTTTATAGATGTGTGTATACTTGCTGGCTATGAGATATGACCACGAGCAAGCATGTATGGATATTAAAACAACAGATGGAAAAGATTGCATTGACTTATTACTAGCAATGCCTAAGCTTCAAGGCAGAGTGTGGAAACACCTGTTTAACTTAAAAGACTTAGATGGGCAAATAGCTACTACAAACAAAGAAGTAAGTGAAGCTCTTGGTGTGGCTGCTCCTAACATAAGCACTGCTATAAGTTGGTTAGTTGGGCATGAAGATATCCAACGAGATGGTATTCACTTTTATGTGAATCCTTACAGATGGTGGTTTGGTAATCTTGACAGGCGGCACATTGCACGGGTGTCTTGGGACAAACGTAAGAATGCTAAAGTAAATCCACAGGGAGTAAAATGCAATTAGTAAATAAAGAATTTACAAAAGACTTAACGCTTGTACAGCTACAAGCCAGTATGCCTAAGAAGTTTAGGCACAATGTAACTGAAGATATGGTTAAGTTTATTAATGCTACTGAGGGTGATGAGTTTAGAGATATCTACAAAGAAAACTTACTGGGGTTTTCAGATGTAATGCAGTTAGGTAGATATGGCATGACTGAATATCTTAATGCTGTGAAGTTTGTAAGTTATAAGCTACTGGGTGATTCTAATACTATTGCTTACGCTAAGGTGTTTCCTGACAGATATCAGAGATTGGTAGATAAGAACACTCCGATGAAGACTATCTCTAGCTTCTCAACGACTTACAACAAAGGTGCGTTAGTTCATAAGATATTAGAGCGTACATTGGTGCCTGTGCATATTCTAAATATGGATGTACATCAGGAAGCTATTAATATTCAAGCTGAGCTTATGAGAGATGCCAAATCAGAGACTGTTAGACAGAAGGCAGCTGAATGCTTGATTATGCAATTAAAAGCCCCAGAAACGGCTAAGATTGAAGTTGACGTTAATTACAACAATGATTCTATTGATGAGTTGAGGGCTACGACTAGAGCTTTAGCCCAGCAACAACTTAAGTTAATTCAGAGTGGAGCTGTTACAGCTGAAGATATGGCACACTCAGATATTATTGCCAGGAAGAAAGATACTGTTGAAACTGAGTACGAAGAAGTATGATTACTGGGTTACTAGTTATGGTGGGGGTTTACTTGCTAGTGGGAAGTGTGGTATTACTAATAATGTGGAGAATAAAATGATACATTGCATGAATGATTGTTTAGGTAAGTTGAAAGCTATTAAGTTAATGGCACAGGTGGGGATGAATGAATCTAATGACTCATCTGAGAGAAATAGGTTTGAGCAGATCTCTATGGAGGTTAGCTATCTTATTGTAGAGGCTGAACAAGATGATGCTAAACGTGTTGAACATTTGAGGACGTACAGAAAATAATGGAAGGATTAGTTAAGAAGACCGTTGAAGAATGGTTAAACGATATTGACTATTCTCTAGATGCAAGTTATGTGCCTAGCGAGTTTGCATTAGAATTTGTTAGTTTTATTAAGCTAGTTAACGGTGAACGTGGTGAAGAGAATAAAACACCTGTAATTCATTACAAGATGCTAGATAACATTACTGGCAAGAGACAGAATACCGTTAACATGTGTTCACGTGGTCTTGCTAAGACAACTATCCTGGCAGAGTATCTAATACTGTATTTAGCTGTGTATGGCTCTATTCCTGGATTTGGTGATGTAGATTATGGTTTGTATGTTTCTGACTCAATTGAGAATGGTGTCAAGAAAATGAGACTACGTTTAGAGCGTAGATGTGATAACAGCCCATTCCTTAAAGCTTATCTAGATAAATCTAAGTTTACTGACATTAGATGGTACTTTAAAAATAATCAAGGGAAAGAGCTGGTAATAACGGGTCATGGTGCTAAGACTGGTGTTCGTGGAACAGTAGAGCTGAATACTAGGCCTCAGTTAGCGATACTGGATGACTTACTCTCAGATGATGATGCCAGGTCACCTACTATTATTGAAAGTGTAGAAAATACTATTTACTCAGCTATTGACTATGCGTTGCATCCTAATAGACGTAAAGTAATCTGGTCAGGTACCCCCTTTAATGCTAAAGACCCTCTGTACAAGGCAGTAGAGTCTGGAGTGTGGTATGTTAACGTTTACCCAGTATGTGAAGAGTTTCCTGTACCTGAAAGTGACTTTAAGGGAGCTTGGGAGGACAGATTTAACTATGAGTATGTGAAGAGTCAGTATGATAAGTCTAAAGGTGCTGGTAAGTTAGACAGCTTCAACCAGGAGCTAATGCTACGTATTATGTCTGAGGAAGAACGTCTCATTAAGGATAGTGATATTACTTGGTATAAGCATTCTAATGTTAAGAATAACATGGGAGCATTTAACTTCTATATTACGACTGACTTCGCTACTAGTGAGAAAGAGTCTGCTGACTTTAGTACGATAAATGTGTGGGCTTATAATAATCAGGGTGACTGGTTATGGGTAGATGGATTCTGTAAGAAAGCTCTGATGGATAAATCTATAGATGAATTATTTAGATTAGCTCAGAAATACCGCCCACAGGAAGTAGGTGTAGAAGTGACGGGGCAGCAGGGGGGTTTTATAGCATGGATTCAGAATGAGATGATGAACCGTAATATTTACTTTACCTTATCTTCAGGCCGTGGGAAGACTACTCCTGGCATACGTCCTAATAAGGATAAGATGAGCCGATTCCAGCAAATGGCGGTACCACTATTCAAATCGGGTAAGTTATGGTTTCCTGAGGAGCTGAGGGACTCTGCTGAGTTAGCTGAGATGATGAATGAGTTACAGTTAGCCACAGTTAAAGGTTTTAAGTCTAAGCATGATGATCAGATAGATAATATCTCTATGTTAGGTGAGTTTAATGCATGGAAGCCTAGTGAGGTATCTACAGATGCTCATAATAAAGATGGGACTATGATGTGGGATGATGAAGAACCTGAAGAAGCGGGTGAAAGTTCATATTTTGTATAAAGATGTATGTGCAGTAAATAACGTGGTATGATAAATACACAGTATTTATTTTAGGATAACATAGTGAAAGTATACGAGTATATAGAGTTTTTAGTTAATGGTGAGATTAGTAACTTAGCAGTAGCTAATGTGGGGGATATGACTCCAGGAGCTTCCCCTGCTCCGTCAACATTACAGGTAGCTAATCAGAATAAGATACGCACACACATAAATTTAGCAAATATTGAATTACATAAGAAGTTCAATATCTTACAAAAAGATATGGAGTTAGACTTCGCACTAGCAGGAGAAGAATTCAAACTAGCCGATGATTTCTTACACGCAACAAGCTGTATTTTCACAGATGGTGATGAAGTTACAATCAATAATGAGAAAACAAACATAGTAGAGGGTGTAGATAGTAATGTGTCTGTGATGTTTAAAGACCCAGCTAAGTTAGTTATAAAAGGTACAGACAAAGATGGTAGAACAGATATGATACTTACGTACACGGCCGCACCTAAATTAGCTAAGACTATTAATGTTAACTTAAGCTTACCTCAACTATACACAGAGGCTTTGCTTAACTATGCTGCGTATAAAGCACACACTGCTATTAGTGGTGACATGAAAGCTGAGAACAATACATACTACTTACGCTATGTCGAAAGTTGTAAACAAATTAACCTACTAGGCTTACGCAACCCAGATAACTTAGACTCAAACACTAAATTAACAGATAGAGGTTTTATTTAGAAAACTAGTGTTATAATTAAGACAAATTTATTGCATGTCATATGCTGAGAACAACCTCCAGGAGGAGTTAAATAATGGCTTACTACGATACAATCAACCTCGTTGCTGGGGATGACAAACCTGAATTAAATTTCACGTTAAGAGACTCTAACACTGCAGCAGCAGGTAAAACCCTTGATGAAGATGATGCTACTACGTGGGCTCCTATTGACTTAACAGATGAAATTATAAAAGTACATTTTAGACTTCTTGGTAGTTCCGGTATTTTAGATACTATGACATGTGGTAAAACTCCACCTTATACGAGTGGGTTATGTTTTATGCAGTGGAATGCCACGACTTTAGATGTTGATGCAGGTACTTACGAAGGTGAAATTGAGTTAGAAGATTCTACCGGGCGTAAGCAAACCATCTTTGACAAACTAAAGTTTAAGGTAAGAGACGACTTCTAGCTGTGGCGATAAGAGCTACAATATCATTAAAACAAGTACAGGCTTCAACGTCTGTAATAAAGGTTGAAGCTCAGACTACCTATCAGAATAGTAGCGCTACTGGTATTTGGGTAGACCCAGATTCTAATAATAGAGTTGTAAGGGATGAGATACCTCTTAGTGAAGTCCTTGTAAATGTCTTTAGTAAAGTTCTAGAAGACACTGCTACTGTTACAGAACAATATGCTTCAAGCTACACAAAGAATAATGCACCTGAATTACTTAATCTACTAGATGATTTTGTTAAAGTAGTTTCGTATAAGCGGGACTTTACAGATGCATTTACCTTAGATGATGCTAGTCAGATTGACAAAGACTACTATGGTAATAAAGGCAATATAACAACGTTATTAGACATAATTGGATTAACACAGACTAAGATTATAGATGATGGTCTAACATTCGGTGATGTCATAGCAGTTGTTCTATTATTTAAAAGGACTTTCAGTGACCCGGCCAATGTCAACGATACATACGCTAGTTCATTCACAAAACTTGTAGAAGACTCAATTACGCTCGATGATACGGCTCAAGTAGATAAAGACTACTACAGCTACACTGGGAATAATTTTGGATTTACAGACATATTAGGTAATGATTTAAGTAAAGGCTTATCTAATCTTTTTACATTTACTGAAGAACATGGTTTACAATTAAGTAAATCATTCACCGGTACTGACATAGTTAGTATGGGGGATGTGGTAAATATTAACAAAGTTTCAGGATATGCACTAAATGGCGCAGCCTTTAACACAGCAACATTAAACTAGGAGTTTTAAAATGATTAACGATAATTTTGCACTAACAGGTGCACTAACAATTTCACTAAATAACGAAGTAGTCCAAAAGACTAAGAATTTAGTGGTTACTGACGGTAAGAACTGGGTAGCTAGTCGCTTGAAAGACACAGCTTCTCCTTATACAATTAAACCTGAGATGTCACATATGGCTATTGGTACAGATACTACTACCATCGCAGCAGCACCTGTAATTGCTGCTCATACCGCTTTAGTAACAGAGCTAGACAGAAACGTATTGACTGTAGATGGTGGTACTGTATCAGGCGCCTCTATTGAGTATGCTTGTACTTGGGCAGCAGGTGATGGCACAGGTGCTATTACAGAAGCAGGTATCTTTAACCACGCAACTGCAGGTCACGCAGATGAGGACATGTTTGCACGAACTAAGTTCGCAGTAGTTAATAAGGGTGCTTTAGACTCTATGACGATTACTTGGACTATAACAGTTAGTTAATATGGCTATCAAGTTTAGTAATAATGCCTCAACATCTATAAATGGAGCAATCTCGTCATCAGTATTATCTGTGGTAGTAACTGATGTGAGTGAGTTTCCAACGTTAGGTAGTGGAGATTACACTTACTTGACTCTAGTTGAAGGATTAGACCTTGAGATTATTAAAGTTAATGCTATCAACACAGGAACTAAGACATTAACTATACCCACAGGCGGTAGAGCTCAAGATGGTACAACAGCTAGAGCATTCAGTGATGGCTCGTTAATCGAATTACGTATGACAGCAGCCGGTCTTAATGAAGCAGCTAGTCAAAATGATGATGCGTCAGGTACAGCAGTAGCTATGTCAATCGCATTAGGCTAGGAGAAATAAATGGCAACTAATACATTTAAACTAAAAACAAAGACCACGATAGGCACATCGCTTTTAGCAGTCTACACAGTACCTGCAAGCACAACTACAGTAATCATTGGAT